ATTAATAATTATTTAAGAATAAATACAAAAACTTGTATTGTTAAACATATCAAGAAAATGTTGACTGAATTTAATAATAAACATCGTAAACATAAAATTAATATTGATAGTGAAATTCCAAATGACTTATTATTCAATACATTTAAATATCATAATCAAATTTATTATAAATATCGTCATACATTAGATTTAAGTATTAAACAAAATTATAAATATAAATGGATTGATTCACTAATGATTTTTAAAAAAAATAATCCTATATTTGGACGAAAAATGTATGGTATTAATAAAAATAACAAAAAATATATATATTTTAAAGATCCTATTAATAATGTTGTAAAAGATGGTTGGTTTAAAAATGATACCAATAGTCATTTAGATCATACAAACACAGAATCAGACGAAGAAATAGAAGAAGAAGAAACAGATATAGAAGAAGAAACGAGAGAAGAGGAAACAGAAGAAATTATAGAGGCAGTTGCAACTTTAGTAGTAAATACAGATGACGAGAATGATAGTGATAGTGATAGTGATAATAACTCATTAGATCGTATATTTAATAATAATACCACTATTATCGATCTTACTTTAAGGAGAATTTCTTTTACTGATAGTGATTCAGAGAATAATAGTTTACATTTAGATAATGATATAATTGAATGTTTATCAGACGATAGCATATCAAGCATGGAAACTAGTGATGTTGAATAATCACCATTTAGTTTTTTTTACATTAATTGATGGTCCTTGTCGTTTCTTTCCTTTTGATGGGTCATAAGCATCATCTTCATCATCAGAACCCAGATTTTTAGAAATGTCCCAAAATTCTTTGGAACCTAATTTAAAATCTGGATGATTGTCTGCTTTATACCAAAAAATTTGATCCTGTAATTTGTTTGATTTTGAATTATTATTAATAACCAAACACTCGTAATTTTCAGTCGTTTGATCCATCACCGCACAAAATGCTTCTAATGTCGGAAACATACTCGCATAATTTTCCCATATACGTTTTCGATTTGTTAAATAAGGTTCTCTTAAAATGAATACATAATCAATATTGGTTCTTAAATTTGGAGGAATACCTAAAGGATATTGCATCGTAATTATTAACATTATTTTCCAATGACGACCATTCATAAACAATAATCGCATTAATTTATCTCGGGACCACGATTGATCATATAAACAATCGTCCATAATTACAAACGTCCGTGGGTCAATATTACATCGTTTATATGTTTCCAACTCTTTTTTCATTTGTTTTAATACCGTTTTCTGCCGCCGCAGAATATTCTCAATTATGATTGTATTATATTCTTCATGAATAAATAATTTGGGTACATGTTTAGCATAAAATCCATTACCTGCCTCTGTTCCGGATATAACAGTTCCTATAGGAACATCTTGATGATAAAATAATAAATCACGCACTAAAAATGATTTACCGGTATCACGTCTTCCTATCATTACAATTACAGGTCCTTTGTTTTCGGTTGATTTAAATGTAATATCACGCATACTAAATTTTTTTAATTCTAAAGTCATTATAATATATTATTTAGATTAATATATGATATCTTAAACGTAGACTTATACAATTAGTTTAAAAACCTATATTATTAAATATATATTTGTTATAATAAAATAAATAAATGACTGACTCTTCTAAATTTCATATTCATTATTTCAAAAATAATAGTATTGAACATACATATAATGAAAACAACTATACTCCTACTTCAGAAGATTTAGAATATAAATACAATCCTTTTGATATTTCAAATATTCAAATGTATAATCCATTATATAATTTATTTTTTTCATTAAATGAACATAATTATAATAAAATTACATTAAATCATAAATACCATATTATTAATAAAGATACTATTAAAAATACAACCAACAACGACCTTTTAAATCAAAATATATTTATTAAATGTTCACCACTTATTGATCCTATGAAATTTTTAATTGGTAAATATGAAAATAACCCATCCATACTCACTTTACCTACATTACATTCAGACAGTCATTCAAAATTATTAGATACAAATAATGTTTCTTATATTGATAATTTTTTTTATTACTTAACCAGTCAATTATTAAATCATCATCAATTTATTAATGGTTTGGATTATTATGGCTCTTACCTAGGTATTCAAAAAGTGTTCAAATATGATATTTCAGACGAGATTGATTACTATGATGATTCCTCTTTTTTTAATAATAATATTAATAAATTGTTTTTTATATCTAATAATGATGATTCATTACACACCGGTACTTACAAAAATAAAGAAAAATTAAATTTAACGGATGATTATAAACACAATATAACCTGCATTTCGTTACCTGAAATAAATAATACTTCTGATGTTGTAAATACTACAAATATTAACGAACTCTTAATTTATAATAAAACTTCTTCCAAATCCAATTCAAAATCTACAACGAAATCTAGTTCTTCGTCGAATAGTTCCAATAATAGTGAAACGAATTACAGTACAAATGATGATGATAATGATGGTTCTAATTCTGAATGGGAAACTGAAAGTGAAAGTAATGATTCCGATATATCTAACTCTATATGTTCATCGACAAATTCTTTTGCGTATATTCATAATTATCCTGTCCAATTTATATGTTTGGAAAAATGTAATGGTACTATTGATGATTTATTTGAACAAAAACTACTTGATGATAATAAAGCTTCTTCTGCCTTATTTCAAGTAATTATGTGTCTACTTTGTTTTCAAAATACATTTCATTTTACTCATAATGATCTACATACAAATAATATTATGTATATTCATACAGATGTTGAATATTTATTTTATAAATATAAAAATATCGTTTATCGTGTTCCAACCTATAATAAAATATATAAAATTATTGATTTTGGAAGAAGTATATATAAATACAATCATTTAACCTTTTGTAGTGAAAGTTTTTCCAAAGATGGTGATGCGAATTCACAATATAATTGTGAACCTTATTTTAATTCTAATAAACCTCGTTTAGAACCGAATTATAGCTTTGATTTATGTCGTCTGGGTTGTTCTATTTATGATTTTATTGATGATATTGACGACAAAACATTTTCTGAGCTAAAAACAACGATTGAACGATGGTGTACAGATGATAATAACAAAAATATATTATATAAAACAAATGGCGAAGAAAGATATCCCAATTTTAAGTTATATAAAATGATCGCACGAACTGTTCATAATCATACTCCTGTAAAACAATTAGATTATCCTTTTTTTAATCAATATGAATGGGCAGAAGAATTTAATGATGAGACGATAATTGATCTGGATAATATACCTTGTTATGTATAAAATTATTTTTATATAGTGAAAATTATATAAAAATTTTTTGCTAATTCTAATTTAAATCTATTACTTCATTTGAATCTATATTTTTTGTATTAGTTAGTGGTAAATTCTTTTTACAACCAGGACAATCGTGATTCATATTTTCAATGGCAAATTTATCCCACCAACAATCTCGACATATTCTGTGTGCCTTATTCATATTTTGTTGTAAACATTTACTAGGGACTAGTGTATTTTCTATATTTTGTTTTTTATTACATATACAACAATTTACATCGTTATTTCCTCCTTTATATATTTTTTTTTTGCTAATTCTTCTTTTTTTTCTACTTCTCATTCTTCTATATGTATTTGATCGCTTTATGTAACTTTTTTTATTAGTTTTATTTTTACGAGTCGTTTTCATATTCGTTTTTTTATGACGACGAACTATACTTTTCATATTATTATATAATAATACAATAAAATGAAATATAAAAATATTAAAATAAATTTTTGTTTATTGATGTAGTAGGTAATTCATGTCCAAACAAAATCATATACACCAATATTAGAGCTGATAATAATATACTTCGATTTTCAGCTACTAATTGCTTTTGTCCTAATATAAAAATCATAAAAAGATATAATAGAACACAAATTATTACCGAATGTAACAACATAGTTAGCCCACTTTCCATGTTTGTTATATATTCTTTGTATAGAAAATATTTTAGCTAAATAGGTATTTATTTTTTTGTCCGTTTTTTTGTTTGTTTCTTCTTTTTATTTGTTTTCTT